GCAAGCTGGGCAGGCTGGGCAGGCTGCATTGGGTCAATATCAGCAGACATTGCAAACGCTGCCGAAGTTGCGTGCCGAGCAGTTGCAAGGCGTGATCCCGCTGATGCAGCTACTTCAGACGCAGCAGGCCATGCAGCGCATGGGCGCGGCGCTGGCTCCGAATGCGAGTTCCGCTGTGCCGACGCAGGATGGCGCGCCTGCCGCATTCCAGCAACCGGGCGGTGCGGCATCGTTGTTTGGAGGGGCTTTAGGAGGCCAGCAAGCGCCTCCTGCGAGTCTGCCTACCCAAGTACCCGTTCCCGGAGCCATGTCGCCCCAGCAGGCGCAATATCAGGCTTTGACGAATGCGAACATTATCGGCATGGCCGGCGGTCGACCGGATATGTCGGCCGCGATCAAGGCAAGGTTTCCCACGCCCATCGCGCAACGGCCAAACGCGCCGGTCATCGATCAATTCGGCAATGTCATTTCACCGCCGGCCCCCGTCCCGCCGTCCGGCTCTCGCTACGATCCGGTGACAAAATCATTTATTCCGGTCGAGGGCGCAGCACAAGCGCTCGCGGCGCCGGTCGTCGCGAACAAGATGGCCGGCCTTGCGACCGAACCGCTGCAAGGCGTATTGCCGGGCGGCGGAACGGGCGTCGTAGGAACGGAACTAGGCTCCCTTGGCGGTGCGGGCGGTCAGTATCAGTTCCTCAACAACCTGTTCGGCGCGCAGGCACCGCAAGCCGGACCACAAGGTGGAGCGCAGCCCGCACCGCGAGGAATGCCGCAGGCGCCCGTACAAACGAAACTGTCGCCGGAACAGGAAACGAACTCAAAAGCCTTGGGCGAACAAGGCGCTGCTTATCGCACGGCGATGGATCAGTCCTCGCAGGCCATCGCGCAACTCGATCAGATCGGCGATACGCTCAAGTACTTCACACCGGGTCCCCTCGTGCCAACGCTCGCGAAGGCTGCTGGAGTCGCACAGTCGTTTGGAGCGCCGGGGCGCTACGTGGCCGATAAATTGATTCCCAACTCCGCGTCGGCGCTCCCGGCGATCGCGGCGATGGAAAAGTTCGGCGTCGGGCTGACGGCTGAACAGAGCAAGGTCTTCGGCAGTCGCGAGGGCCAGCAGGTGATCGGCATGATTAAGTCGGCGATGCCGAATGCTGAACAAGTCCCCGGTGCGCCGGAAACGATCATCGCGGCGCAAAAGGGCGTGCATCAGTGGATCGTCGATAAGGCTTTGGCTGCGCAGCAGTGGGCCAAAGACCCAGCTAACAATGGCTCGCTTAGTGGCTTCTCGGAAGCATGGGACGCTGCACATCCTGTTTCACAGTACGTCGGCAATCTTCCGGCCTTGGCGAACATTGCGGCAGGACGGGCACCGAGCGATAACGGACAGTCGACGACCGGTGTCATCGGTCAACCGAAAGCGGCTGCTGCCAAAACCATCGTCCGCACCGGAAGCTATAACGGACGCGCCGTTGTGCAGTATTCGGACGGGACGACGGCGTACAAGTGACCGCCGACGATCTACGAACTTATGCGTTAGCGCAAGCACAGGCCGCGGGGATCGATCCTGCACTGGTCGATGCCATCGGCCAGACGGAAAGTAACTGGAGTCCCTCGGCCACGTCCCCGAAAGGGGCCATCGGTCCGATGCAACTGATGCCGGCGACGGCGAAAAGTCTCGGCGTCGATCCGACCAATCCGCAGGCGAATATCCGCGGCGGCATCGCTTACCTGAAGCAACTCACCGATCAGTTCAACGGTGATCCAACATTGGTCGCCGCGGCTTACAACGCCGGCCCCGGAGCGGTTGCCAAGGCTGGCGGTGTGCCGAACTTTCCCGAGACGCAGAACTACGTCAAAAAGGTACAGGCGAAGATGACCATTGATCCCGCGAAAGTCACTTGGGACGATGCGCCGATCGATACCGCCAAGGTGCAATGGGATCAGGCGCCGACCGCTGCCAGTAACCTCGGCGGAACATTACAACTCGGAATTCCCTTTACCGGGGCGCGTTTGGATACCGGCATTCCGTTACCGCAGTCGATAGAAGCGGGAATCGTCGCGGCCGGTAAGACGACATCCGACTGGATCAACGGCGTGCGCCAGATGCTTCCAGGCGGCAACGCCAAACTTGACGCGAGCGTGAGCGCGGACAACGCCGCGTATGACCCACTTGCCAAACAATTCCCCATCGCGACAACGGTCGGCCAAGGGCTCCCCTACTTCGCAACTGGCAGCAGTATTCCGGCGATGATGGGCCTAAGTGCCTTGGGCTACGGCTCCCCGGAAGAGCGCGCCATGCGCGCAGGCGCGGCCGGGGTGGGTGGAGTTGCTGGCAACTTCGTCGGGCGCCTGTTTGGTCCCGCTTCAATGGCTGGAAACGCTCTCGGCGACGCGAGTGACTTTGCAAGCTACGCGGCGTCGCAAGGCAATAAGTGGGGAATCCCGACAACAGCCGGAATGAACGGCAGCAAGACGGCCCAGCTTGCCGAAAGTGTGATCTCGAACCTGCCATTCGTGAATGGTGGCGTCAACGCTGCGCGCTCTGCGGCGTTCGGTGGATTCAACCGCGCCGTCAACAATACGATAGGCGAAGATTCGGCGCAGATAACCCCCGAATTGCTAGGCATCGCCAAAGCGCGAGCCGGCGGGACCATAGGCGACATTGCCGGTCGTAGCACGATGAACGTGAGCCCGACTGTTACAGCGGGACTCGACGCGGTACGCGCACGTATCAGCAACGAACTTGTCGGCGACCCGGCCGCGCTTGCGACCAAATGGCTCGATCAGGTCGAAGCGAAGATTGCTCCGAGCATCGATGCCTCGGGACAAGTCACCGGCATTATTCCCGGCGACGTATACAAATCGATCGATTCGCAACTCGGGCAGGCAGCGAAAGCGAATCAGGGCACCGTCGCCAACGTGCTTGGTGATTTGCGCGCGATCCTGCGCGACGGCATGGACGCCTCGATCAGCCCTGCAGATGCCCAGGCATGGCAGACCGCGCGCCGACAGTATTTCAATGTCAATCAGGTCGCCAACGCGACCAAGGCCACGCCTGGATCGCTTAGTCCGTCGCAGCTGCTGACGCAAGTCAACGCCGCACAGCGTAATGCCCGCTTCGGCGGCGGCAATGATCTTGCGGAACTCGCGCAATGGGCGAAACCGACGCTGACGGATCAAATCCCGAACAGCGGCACCCCGCAACGCTTGCTGATGCAAAAGTTGCTGACTAATCCGTTGACAGGTGTTGCGGAACTTGCCGGTGGCGCCTACGCCGCGAATGAAACGGGACACCCCTATCTCGCGGGCAGCCTTGGATTACTCGGGCCGCTCATGGTCGGGCGTGCCGTAGCCGGCAGGCCATTGTCTGCGGCGACGCAAAACCTGCTGATGCGTCTAGGTGGGACTACGGGGTTGCTGGGCTACGGCTCGTCTACGCCGTAAGTAGTTACGGAACGCGACCCCCACGGGGGTCATCATGCACGGGCAGACGCGTCGTGTAATCCAGAACACGAGTTGCCAGAGCAATGCGCAGACGAACGCGATAACGCCGTATTTCCAGGCATCCATGACGCTCCTTCGGGGGCGTTTTTCATTAAAGGCGAGCGATGGACTGGCAAATTCTATTCAACGGAACCTTTGCGTTCGTATCGCTCGTCATCACCGGCTACGTCAAGTTCGTACAGGTTCAGCTAAACGATGCGCGGGCCCTGGCGACCGAGAGCGGCAAGACCCTGGCGACATTCCAGATCAAGGTCGCCGAGAACTACGTCACCCATACCGACCTTCGCCGCATTGAAGATGCCTTGGTGCGGATCGAGGCGAAGATGGATGTGAAGCAAGATAAATGATACCCCGCGGCCTGCGCAACAACAATCCCGGCAATGTCAGGGCAGTAAACGGCGTCACGTGGGTCGGGCAGACGGGCGAGGATGCCGGTTTCTGCGTCTTCGACACGATGGAAAACGGCATCCGCTGCCTCGCGAAAGTCTTACTCGCCTATCAGTCCAGACATGGACTTTTGACCCTGCGCGGTCTAATCAACCGCTGGGCGCCGGACACGGAAAACGATACCGACGCCTATCTCGAGGACGTGTGCCACTTCTGCTGCGCCTCACCGGACAACCCGTACACGCTCACCCCTTCCCGACTGCTGTCCCTGGTCAGCGCCATCATCAAGCATGAGAACGGTACGAGTCTCCCACCGGATGTAGTCCTTGCCGGTGTGGACGCGGCGTTTCTGTGATCCCGCTTCTCTCGCGGGAGGATGTCGCCGAACTGATTATGACCTGTGACGATGTCAAGGAACGCATGACGGCGAGAAGGGTTTACAGCCGCAAGGCGGATGGGACGCTTCCCTTGGGAACCATGACGTGCGGAGAGCTAATCGCGATGAGTAGAGGGCTTATGTTGCTCGTATGGCAGCAATACCCGGAACTCGCAGACCCGGCAGAGGTTGAACAGCTTATTCGCAGCGCAGCCGTGCGCGGAGCGGGTGGGGCCATGAACTAGGTGCCAGCCAAAAAGGCTACGGACGAAGAATGCATTGAAGCACTTAACCTGATCGAGGAGCACGGCTCCGGGCACTTGGCGCGCAAAGCCAAGGCGACGGCGCTCTCTGCCGGCGGCATCAATCATAGGGCCAGCGTCGGGCGGCAGCGCAATCTCCGCGCGACGTTTCATCGTGACGAAAAGCGGATCGTCATGCGCGAGCGCATCGGCAGGATGCACATCGTCATTCCCGACGTACAGGCGAAGCCGGGAGTGCCGCTGGAGCATCTGACATGGGTCGGCAACTACATCGCCGAGAAACAGCCGGACGTGATCGTGTGCATCGGCGATTTCGCGGACATGCAGGCGCTAAGCAAATACGACGTGGGAACGATTCGCGGCGAGAACAAGCGGGTGCAAAAGGACTTGCAAGTCGCCAAAGAGGCGATGGACCTGCTCACCGCACCATTCAAGGATGTGCCGGGCTATGACCCCGAGATGCATCTGACCATGGGCAATCACGAAGAACGGCTCGATCGCTTCGCGAATGAGCATCCGTATCTCGAAGAGGTTGTAGGCACGCACATGCTCAACTTCGGCTCGTGGGGCTGGAAGGTTCACCCGTTCCTGAAGCCGGTAGCTGTGGACGGCGTCAGGTATTGCCACTACTTCATTTCCGGCGGCCAAGGCAAAGCGGTTTCCTCTGCGCCGGCCCTGCTGCGGCTGCAAAAATCGTCTTGCATCATGGGCCACAATCAGAAAACCGACGTTGCGTTTCATCCGGTAACGCACCAGTGGGCGATCTTCTGCGGCATCTGCAATCTGCACGACGAGCATTACCTGGGGCCGCAGGGTAATGACGTGCGCAGACAAATTCTCGTCCTGCATGAGGTCGAGGACGGAAGATTTGACCCGATGTTCGTTTCGTTGAAATTTCTGCGGAAGGCATATGGCTAAGCCGTTCGACACTCTCCGGCGCGGCCTTCAGGAAGCCATCGCCATGCAAGCCGATTCGCAACGTCTCTCGTTGCAGGAGTGGAACCGCGTTCGGACGTTTTTGTCCGACCTCACCGATCCGGAAATGCATGGCTTTGCGGTATCGGAAGAGGTCCGGCGCAGGGCCTTGGAGCTACAGGAGCTGTTCCGATGAAGATGGAAGACGCGTGGGTCTACGCCCTTGCGGTCTGCGCCTGTGTTCTAGCGTCGGTATTGGTGATTGCCATTCACATCGCATCGGGGGAACTGTGCGCCCATCATGTCCTGCACTTCTGCTGATCCTGCTGGCTGGCTGTGCAAGCACCCCGGAAGTGGAAACGATCCCGCTCGGAGCCTGTGTTCAAGTGGTGAGCAAGCTGAAGGACTCCGGGGATGCTCTGGCGCAGGAACTGGATCGGGTACGCGAGCAACGGGATCAGGCGGTCAAGCACGAAATGGAGTGTTCCGACGGAAGATCAGCGTGAGCGAAAAACTCAAGTGGTGGTTCGTGTTCTGCGCGAGCGTTCTAGCGTTCATCGGGGCCGCGGTTACCGGGCTGTTGCAGGGACTGTGGCAGGTCGATCAGACCAAGCTCTCGTTCGTCATCCTCGCGATCTATTTCGTGGTTTCCGGTTTCGTGGGATGGCTGACTATCCTCGCCGCGGACGGGAGAGTGAATGACATCACGCAACATCTGAACAGTTGCGACGAGGCATCCGACCTGCTGATGAAGATCGCCATCATGGGAACGACGCTCGGCTTCTACCTGATGCTCTCCGGTGCCTTTGGGTCCGGCATGGCTCCGACTCCCGCGGCGATCGGTGCCGCGGCGAAGGGGCTCGGCACGATCTGTCTCGTCACCTTCGTCGGCGTGCTGTGTTCGAGTCTGCTCAACCTGCAACTGACGAACCTGCGGTATCTCGATGCGTAAGCGTCCCGGCTACTTTTGGGCGTGGCTGGATTTATACCTCACGATGCTCGGTGTCATCACCTACCTGTTCATCGCGGCCATCGTGCAGGTGCATCCGGCGGAAGCAAAGCCGGGTGTAGCTATGAAAGCCGAGTACGTTCTGCAACTGACGTGGCCGATGGCGGCGAAGGACGACATCGATATTCATCTTCTGCTGCCCGATGACCGGCAACTCAACTTCCGCGAGCATGAGGTCGGCTGGTGTGTGTTGGATCACGACGACATCGGCATAAATGGTTTTTACATCGATTTCAAGACGGGGCAAGAGGTTCCGATCGAGCATCGCGAAGTCGTGACGGTCAGAGCCTTGGTTCCCGGCCGCTATGTCGCGAACGTGCATGTCTATAAGCAGAATGAGGGCAAGGTAAACCTGCCGTATCCGGTGCGCGTCACGCTTACCCGATTGAATCCCTTGCTGATGGAACTCGCATCCGTAGACGTGCCGCTTTCTGTCGTCGGTGAGCAAAAGACCGCGTTCGCGTTTACCGTGTTACCCGATGGGTCTGCAACAGTAGACACTTCCGCCGACGTGCCGTTCATTCCGACGCGATGAACAAGGATTTGCTGCTTCTCCTCGCCCCGAGTCTTTTGGCTGCTACCTTGCTCGCGGCGTTTTCCGTGTATGTGTTTCTAAGTGCGCCAGGACGTTATCTGCTCAAGTGGGGACTGATTCCCCTATCGCTCGTCGTGTGGGTGATGGCGATTCCGTTTGCCTGCGCAGTGGTCGGCAAGGCTTTACCCGCAAGCCTTCCCGAGCGGTTCGTGCTGCTCGGACACAACATCGTCATCACCGGCCACACGAAGACCGGCATCGAGGTCTGGGCGCGGGTCGGGCCTTCGACCCGTCTATACGTCATACCGTATTCCAAGCAGGCGGAACAGACCTTTGCTGGCGGCGAGAAGTCCGCGGCGAATGGCGGTCGCGCGGAGATTACGCGCCGCGGCGGAACGGGGGAGACCAAGGACGATTACGTGTCGAACCTGATCCTGCCGGAGAAGGACAACCCGAAAGACGTCAAGCCGCGCGGGGAGTGGATGTGAGTCGCCGCATCAAGTGGACGGCGGCATGGAGTGCGCTCGCCGTTGCTTCAATCTTCGTGCTGATCGTCCTCGCCGTTGATAAGTATGAGACGGAGCTTGAAAAGATCAACTGGCCGCTGGTATCACTGATAAGCGTATTCGTGTTCGGCGCGCTGACGATTTATCGCTGGAACGCGGACCTTCCGCGCTACAACCTGATCGAGCTGGTGATGAACCCGAAGACGGGGAAGCCCGACCCTTATCGCCATCTGTTGTTCTTGTTCGCCGGCCTAACCGTGTGGGCCATCGTCCAAGTCGTGCTGAACAAGCAGTGGGGATCGCTAACGGCTCTGCTCCTGCCATCGCTTGGCTTTTTTGTTGCCAAGCCGACCGTTGACGGCATTGCCGATGCATGGGCTTCTCGTCCCGCTTCGACCGCATCCGACGGCGGGAATTCGCAGCAGATCATCAACGCACCGTCGGCCGATGCCGTCGTTGCCCCTGCTCCGGCTGAAGCGGCAACCGATGTCGGCGTCTCGAAACCGATGGGCTGATGCGCTCCAACTGCCTGATCTTCGCGGTCAGGCGGTGGATGCAAAGCGGTGGTTATTTCATCATCCGCAAGTCCAAGCATGGCTGGTGGCCGCATTTCCTGTGGGCCGAGTCACTGAAAGGCGTCCCCATTGAACAAT